TTTTTTCCCAACTTTTTCTATTGGGAATTTTGAGTAGCTTTGACCATTCCTCATCACTAGGAACCATCGATTCGTCTGTCATTGATGCGCTCATAAGACCTTCATCTAGTGCATTTGCTGCTTTAGCTAATCCTTCTACTGCTTCTGCAAGCCATGCAACGTCTCCGCCACTTTCTGAAACAGCGTTCCACATTTTACCTTCATTGCGAAATACTTTGATTAAACGATCAATTTGCGCAGTTGCGCCTTCTATTGTTTTTTGAATTTTTTGTTCTTGACTTGTAGACATTGTTATAGTCCTGCTAGTTGTCTGAGTGTATTGATATCATCTGTAAGAGAATCTGCTGTAGTAGAGTCCATCTTTACTGGATATGTTTTACCGTTAAAGCTAAATGACTTCTTGCCATCTTTTTTAGCATTAGCTGCCGCTGTGTTGAATGCATTATCTTCTTCAACATCATCTTCGTCAACTACTGCTTCTTCTACAGTTTCTTCAACTGATTCATTTGTTGCACTGCATCCACTATGACAGTTGCAGTCTGGACCACAGTCGCCGCCGCATGAACAACTATCATCACAACCACATGCATGTGCTTCTGTTACTACTTGATTTTGTGCAGCTTTGTACTGTGCATATGCTTCAGTAATATCTTCCACATTGTGGTCTTCATAAACTTTTGTTTCATCTACAGTTACATGATCGCCATTGGCTCCCAAGTATCTGCGTAGGCTTAGGTCAGCAGGACTACCCAATGTGCCTTTGTATTCTTCTGGCTCACCGCTGTAGTGGTCACCACTGTTTTGGTAGCCTTCTTCTTCTACAGCTTCTTCGCCTTGTAGTTGATTCAACTGCTCTGGAGTTACCAATGCAATCAATGTTCTCATACCGTCGTTTGGCTGTTCTTGCACTGGTGTGTCAGCTGATTTACTAAGTCCTGCTAATTTAATTAAATCATCTAAATTCATTGTCTCACACCTTGTATTCTGTTGTTAGTTCTGCGCCTTTGGCGTCTTTTAGCATTTTTTCATTATATGCATCACCGTAATGATCTTCTGCATTGATCTTTTCAGCTTCACTATAATCAGCGTCTGCTAATACGCTGGTTGCTTCTTCATCTGATTCTTCTTCAACTTCCCAAAGTTCTTCTGCTTCGTTCATGTTGTTTACAATCATGCTGCCCAAGCTGCAACCACAAATGCTTGCAATTTCTTCGTGCAAACTGCTGGGTGTTGCTGGTAATTTAGTAGCAAAATCATATATGTAAACTTCTTGAGCACCTACGTCTGCAAAACCACGTGGTTTGTGCATAATAGTTTTCTTCGGCGAGCCCATGCTTTCCATGTTGTATTTTTTCATATGGTTTTCAATTCTGTCCATATGGTCATCTGAAATCTCGTGCAGACTACGAAGTCTGAACTCATAGGTTTTTTCAGATTCAGCTAGATATTGTTTCAAACTTTTCATCGCGATTTCCTTAACTGTAGTTATTTATCAGAGTTATTCATTTTATTAATAACAGCATTAATCAATGCATTGCGGTCTTCGAACTCTTCTGCTTCGCCTTGTATGCTGACATCTCCACGAGATTTAGCTTCTTGTGCATCAAATTTGGCTTTTTGCAGTTGTAGTTGCACCATCTTGAGTTTTTTATCCATCTTTGCTGTTTTAGCAGTGATGGCGTTGGTCATCATTTTACTTGCTGTGTCAAAAATAGCAGCCGCATGTCTATCTTCTACGTTTTGTCCTAAATCCATGAGATCTTGGAAGGCATGCATTGCTTTTTGTGCATAGTTATCCATGTCAGCATCCAATGCTTCTAAATCTCTAACCATTGGTAATGCAGCATCAATTTTGTCAGCTACGTCCAATTGTTGTTGTAACTGTGCTAGATCTAATCCAGTTTCTTCCTGCTTGACGGGCTCATCTTCGTATTCTTTTTCCATTGGAGGCAAATCGAATACGTCTTCAATTTTTTTGTTCATTTTCTTTTCCTCTTTTTAGGCTGATTGAACAACTCGTTTTCTGTTAGCACTCTAAATCCAACACCCTGTCTTTGACAGTATACTTTAGCAGCTTGCCATTTGGCTTCATTTACGATTGCTTGTGCTTTTTGTACTGTGCTTCTAGCATGAGCCAGTGTTTGACCAGCAGGTTTAATCTCAATCATTTCTGCTTTGCGCTGTTTGTTCTTATCTTCATACACTATAAAAAAGTCTGGGACATAGTGTGTATTCTTACCTGTTGCTGGATTTCTATAAGGTATTCTGTGTGCTTCACTAGCCCATGCTAGTATATTAGGATGTTCATCTAATAAACGCATAAACTTTAATTCCCATCCACTACGATATTTTGGACGGTGCTTGCCCACATACTTGCGAGGGTTTTTAACTTCGTATATGCCTTGTTGGAATTTATTTGCCATTCTAGCAGTATTTATTAATCAAAATATTTGATCAATAATCTTAGATACTACATAAGTAACACCAGCTCTATTAATCAACTGTTCAGTTGATGAATTGTAGTTGCCATCAAATAATCTAATAGCTGCGGCTGCTGCTACTGTGTTAGCAATAGCTCTACCTGAAACTGTTGCTGCTTCTCTGCCACCATCAACTGCTTGAGCATCTGCTGCTTGACTGCTACTTGCGCCCAGAGGTTCGATATTAACATGTTCTGGTTGAAACTGTACTGTGTATTGTAGAGGATTGCTGTCACTGTAATCTAGTCTGTCATGATTGACGTTAGTCATCATACAGTTAAACATTCTGATTATTCTGCCGCCTTGTGCAGTGTCTTGTTGTTTAATAATGATTTCTTCAAAGAAAAATCTTTGATCATCTGGTATAGTTCTTGCGCCATATGGACTTGCTCCACCACTTGCAAAACCACCATTGATTACATCATATGCACCTGCAGTGGTACTGTCAAGTTGATGTCCGTGAAAGTAATGTTGTGCATAAGCCATTAACAAAAAGTTAAATTGATTGTCTTTGGTATCGTAGAATAGAATGTTAATGGGGGGCGAATCCATTCTAGTAGGAACATATCTAGGTCTGTTGTATTGATTTAGTCTAACCACACCATAATCAAAGTCTGGGAGACCTACACTTGAAACTCTATCAAATGTAAAGGCTCTCCCAAAACTTTCATCAATCAAAGGAACTGTAGGATTTAGTATAAAGCTCACGCTAAAATTATATTTTAGTCTTGGAATACCTGTAAGCACATTGCTTCCGTGTTGCACTCCAAACTTATCAGCGGCGGCATTATACGGGCCAGTATTACTAATCAGTCCCATTGGTTATCCTAATTAAGTACCAGCGCCTGTAGCGTTACTAACTGATTGATCAGGTGTTTCGCCTGTCAGTGTAGCGTTACCTGCTGCATCGTAAATTTCAGCATTGTCGTAACGAATACTCACAGTAACCTGTACTTGATCACTGTTTGAGTATGCCATGTCACCATACTGAATATTTGCAATGTAGCAACCTGCTAGTTCAAATGTATCCAGTACACCTGGTGTTGGATTTGCGCCATCTAAACTTTCTACTACCATTTGGAACTTGTAACCACTGCCTGCTCTTGAACTTGCTTGGTTAGCATGATCAACTTGTCTGTTGAGTTGATTGTTTAGTTCTCTAAGCACTGCACTGTCTACATCATCTCTGAGTACAACTGTTACAGGATCCCATGTGTGTTTACCTGCTAGATAAATTCTCGAATTGTATGCGTCTACTAATACTTCATCATGAGTTAAACTTGGTCTTGTTACACTAATAACACTTCTAGTGGGTACACCACTAAATGATTCACCAATAAAGTTCACTCTAAAACGATAAGCAAGTTTGGGCATAATAGTTGTGGTGTTGCCTTGATTGTCTGGAACACCAAGTGTTGTTATAACTGCCATCTCTATCTCCTTGTAATACCGGCTAGTAGTATTTATGATTTTAAGTCAAAAAAATAGGCGCCCTTGAGCGCCTAATTAAGTATTCAGTTAATTTTTTTTAGTTTGTTGTTGACAATGCACCAGTATTCACCAGTCTAATTGGGACATAAATGAATTCTGCTGCTTTTGCAGGTTCAATCGCAACATCTACGTAGAATTCGTTGCGATCTATTCTTGCAGGTGTGTTGTTTGATTCGTCACATACAACTGCAAAGTCGTTAAGACCTCTGCGGCTTAGTATGTCTGCCAAGAACCGTTCAAATGCAATTTTTGCTCTTGCTCTTGTTTGCGCATCATTGATTTCAAACAAGAACGGACGAGCTAGTTCATCAAAACGATCTCTCAGATATGCTACCAATCTAGCAACATTCACCCGATCCAATGCACTTGTTGTTGTGTGCAGTGTTTTCTGACCAAATACAATTGTACCTTGTCCAACAAATGTAGTAATTGGATTAAGTTTGACTGTGTACATCGCATCACGTTGTCCTTGACTCAATGCAATAGCTTTGAATTCATTTTCTGTTGTGATGTAACCAACACTGCTTGCATTTTGTACAACACCTCTAGTAGTACCAGCTGGTGCAAACCACTGGAAGCTGATGTTGTCGTTGTATGCATATGTGTAAAGTGCCATGTGACTTGGCGGAACAATAACAGTATTACCATTTAATGGTTCTGTTGTTGCACCTGATGGATAGTAAACTGCACTATAAGTGTTGTTGGTTACTAGTCCATCTTCGCCATTTTCAC